CGCTCATCGGGCCGGTCGGGAAACTGACGCCGGAGGAGCAGGACCTGATGAGGGACAAGGACAGAACCCTCATGAACTACTACGACTACCTGACGCCGAACGCGAGAGGACACAAGGTCAAGGACGCGGCAACGCTCCACGACTACAAGGAAAAAGTCAGCGCCAACGCAGCCGCCAGAGGCAAGGACAGCCCCAGCGGGCTGGACAAGTACAGCGCGGTTGTCGAAGGCTACCGGAACAAGACCTATACGGACGCGGACGTCGACGCGTTCATGACCAAGCAGGCCTCCGACGGAGACTGGGAAGTCCAGAAAGGCCGGGCGGCGCTTTACCTCGCAGCCAGGGCGGGCGGTGCTTCGGTCCGGGACGCCATTATCATCATCAACAACGCGGACAAGGACGGAAACGGACAGATCGACGAAAAAGGCTTCACGAAGAAGGCCCAGCACGAGGGGTCGAACGCCCTCAAGCGCTCCGGCGTGAAGAACAGCGGCGCCATGTGGAACGCCTTCAACGAGATCATGTACTCGTGAAAGGTTTCGTAAGCAAACGGCGCAAAAGGAAATCCCCCTCAATCCGAGGGGGATTCTTCTTTTAACTTAATTGGGACGAACTTCACTTTCGGGTTTAGCCAAATGGCGTTTTCGGTAAGCCAGAGGTAATATCTGGCCTTAAAATATTGTTCGCTGCTTCTGGCTAAATTGAACTCTGATTGTTCCTTGGATTTCGGCTCAGTCCGAACTGTAATCGAATTATCTATTTCTCCTCCACCTTTCTATACGCTTTCCAGCTTCCGTTTCTGCCGGACTTGGTTGACTGCACAGCTTCGGCGACGTAGATGTTCAGCTTCGTTTCCTGACGGCGCTTTCGGTTTATTTCTCGGTTCATCCGGAAGAACTTCTGATATTCCTCGCAGCTTGAGTGACAGCCGATGCCTCTGAAAGCACAGTCTTTACACGGGTTTCTCATCTTCGATTATCACCAGCGTATCGACCCCGTTCAGGATGAAGTGCCACTCTCCTGGCTCAAGGGAGCCAATCAGATAGACAGGCCACGCAGGGGCCAGACCTTTGACAGCTTCGATCACTTCATGTGCGGTTCCTTTGACGGTCATCACTCAGCCTCCTCTTTGAACGCATCGTTTATTCGCTTTTGCTGGCGTTTCTTCACAGCGTATGCTATGCGGTCAATAACAAGGATGATGCCGCAGATAACAAGAAGCACAGCCATAATCGCAAGCCCTATCAACTCTAATCCATCAAAAACGATCATCACTCAGCCCTCCCCGCTTGCTGGGATTGCGGTTGGCCTTGATTCAAGATATTTGTAAAACGATTCACACCACGTTTTCCACAGTCTTTCGTTGTATGCCTGATCTCTTGTAATCCAAAAATCATCAGGAGAAACAGCGTCAATTTTGAACACTTCTTCGCACTGACGTTTCAGATCTTCCACCAAAGCGTCCGCATCGATCAGCCGCCCGTGCGATGGGACGGGGACGACAGTTCCAAGTGGTTTCGGATTTCCGTATCCAGAAAATTGGAAGACACGACCATCCGCAAGGATCATAATATTCTTCATGTCGTCTTCCGGCATCTCCATGCCCTTGATTAAGATGCTCATTTACTACACCTCCATGATATCACTTCACCTGCCGTCAGAATTGCAAGACACAGCCACGTCGTGCTGTCGATGCTATTCACACCAATCTTTGCCCCAAAGAGTACCATCACCCAACCGCATACGATGAACAGCAGATAGCTCATGCTCATTCCTCCTTGGGCTTAAACGACATGTTTATAGCGGCTGACAAAGCCTGCACAAACTGATCGTCTTGAGTTTGGTCGTTAAACCCAAGCATCACCAATGCCCCGTGTAGCCACTCATGGCACAACGCTTGCATTTGTAGCGGCTCTGGCATATCTTGATTTATCTTGATTGTAGCCTCTGTATAATCAATCTCGCCAAAATGGCTATCAGTTACAAAATTATCTTTTAAAAGCATCACTTTATAAGGCACACCAACAATGTTGATTTTATCTGGTATCATTTGTTATCCTCCTTCGACTTTCCAATCATTTCATGGATATAGCCTTCCTGCCATGTAATAACCGCGCCAAGCGGACAATGATGGCATCGCGCATAATCTTTACACCATTCCAAAAAATCCGGTCGATTGTCTTTTAGCCAGTCGTGAAGCTCCTGAAAGTTCGGCGTTACTTTTCCCATGCTTATTCTTCCTCCTTCGGCGGCTTGTCTTTCATCATTTCCAAAAATTCAGCGCAGGAAATGTCATCAGGCCAATCGTCACATTCCTTCTTGTATGGACACTTCGCACAAGTCATTCCAATCATTCCAATTCCTCCTTCGGCGGCTCTGGAAGCGGCATCCAATGGGTGATAGTTCGCGCCACGACTGTGATATGGTCTTCAAACACCCATTCCCCGTTGAGCGTGTGGGCTGTGTCCGTCCCTTGTGTCCCGTCATTGAAGCGGAATGCAACAATAACTTTGTCTGACTTTTTACCCAAAATGCTTTCTCGTGTTTTCGGCAAGTGCTCCGTCACCGAAATCCACTTCGGCAGATGGGCGCACAATTCTTTATAGTCTCGTTCTAAGCGCCTGAAGGCCATATCCTCTTCCTCTATGGCATCGGCGGCTTCAGTGAATGTATTTTCAGCCGTGTCATATTTTGCACATTCTCGCAAATGAGAAATCAAAGCTTCATACATCCTCATCGCCTCCAATCATCTTTGCTCCGCAGTTCGGGCAGAAGTTTGCGTACTTTTGACCGTGTAGTGCAAAACCCATCCCTTCAACCTCAAACCACGGTTCGATCAATCCGCATTCGGAACATTTCACCACGGGCATCTTGTTTTCTCCAAGCTCATTATGAATCCACTTGCCGGTCTTCCGCTCAACCACGTCGGCATCTGGTAAAGAACGCAGACCGTCGATGCAGATATCTCCGTTCTGGTGGATTTTATCAAACCATTTCGTGACAACATCAATTGCCGCTTAGCGGTCTATGTATTCAGCCATTGCGTTTTTCAATCCGTCCTTTCGTAAGCGCTTCTTTTCTTCGGCGGGTGGTCCGCCTCATGTTTTCTGAGGCAGGACCACGAGCAGAAGAGCTTCTTTTCCGTGTGATATTTTCCATCGACATAGCCCTTGTAAACCCAGTCGGCGGGGTGTGAGATGTATTTCTTTTTGCCACAGACGGGGCAGGTGTGCCAGGCTCCCCAGTTATATCCGGAAGTGCTCATGCGTGATACCTCCGGACGTATCCGTCCGCACCGAACTGGTCCACGAGGTAGATCCCCTGCGGCGTCAGCTCGGCAAAGCGGTAAGAGGGGTCACAGGCGAGGGACGTTTCGCGGAGCTTTGCCTCGAAGAAGGCACGGCTGAGCCGGTACAGGTCGTCCAGAACCGGGTTTGTGTCAGAAAATCCGAGAAACTGATCTTTCTGGGAAATGATGACGGGGATATCCGTCAGCTTGTTTCCGTACAGGTAGCGGTTATACACGCACTGCAGGTAGGTCTCATAGTCCGTATCGGAGTAATTGTATTTCTCCCTGAAGTTCCGGATTCCGTAGAGCATCTTCGCCCCGGCGCTTGCCCAGCGGTCAAGGATCGCCTCTTCGGACTTCTGAGCCGCGGCCAGCTCGGCGGCCTGCGCTTCCTCTTTCGCGGCAAGCTCGGCGTCCCAGAGGACGCGGGCGTCGGCGGTCTGCTGATCGGCACGGCGCTGCGCCCAGAGATCGAGGCCCCAGCTGTAGAGGGAGAGGGTCAGACCGAGGACACAGAGAAACACAAGAAGCTTATACAGGTCGTTCGCCTTCTTGTGGCGGAACCGCAGGTTCTCAATCTCACGGGCATAGTCGGCGTCGACTTTCGCCAGAATGGCAAGGTTCTCGTTCATGTGTCGTCCTCCTCCCATCTGCGGTGCGCATCCCGGAGCAGCTTTTCAAAGAGTTCCTGCCAGGTCATGGCGCCGTATGCCTCGCGGAGATCTTCCGCTTTCTCAAGCTCGGTCTCGTCCAGGCGGAACGAGATCCGGTTTTTCTTCCGGCGGTTCTCGGGGCGGCGCTTCGGCTTCGGCGGGTTTGCTTCCAGCACTTCCGGGGCGAATTCCAGAGAGGCAAGGCCGGGACCGGGGCCGAAGGTGTTGACGAGAAGGACTTCCGCCTCCGGTAGCAGGCAGACGCCGGAGCGCTCCGGGTTGTTGACGAAGGATGAGGCAGGGCGGCCGAAGCCTTTGTATACGCGGTGCAGGGCTTTTGTCATTTCGGGGTTCGTGATCCCAACATGGTCACGGTACGAGCTGTAATCGGTCATGGGTTAAGGCTCCTTTCTAATCCCAGTGTTCTTCATCGAAGGCGGAGACGCTGGGGATAGCTAATTTTCTTCTGGCATATTCTGCACATAATATTGCTTCGGCAATTCCATCGTGAGGCTTGCGGCAGTTCGGCGGGATCAGTTCCGCGTTCGGGAAAAGCTGGCGGCAAACCTCAATGGATTTGACCTTATCGGAGTTCAAGCCGAATTCCTTTTTCCAGGTCTGCGGCGGGATCTCCTGAAAGGGAATATGGAAGGCATCGAGGACGCCTTTGAGCCAGCCGTAGTTTTCCCCGAAGGTGAACATGGAGACGCTGCCCTGCTTTGGCATGGCGTGGACTTTTTCCACGCAGCAGATCGCGCCTCCGGGCATGTGTGCGACGGCAGCGAAGAGGGAGACGATAGATGCCTTGTCAAAGTCTCCGTGAGCCTGCAGATCGGTTCTGCCGTGGGTACTGCGAAGAATTGCAAAGGCTCCTGATTTGCCAGGATCTAATCCGATGTAATACATTGTGATGCTCCTTTCATCAGTTGATCGATGGCCGCCTGACGCCGGGACTCCCAATCGTCGGCGGTTTTCTGTCTGTAATGGGAGGCAGGCTGGGGAGCCTCGGCAGGCTGCCGGATGGCCTTTTTTATCATCGGCTCAAGTTTCGGCGGGAGAAGCGGGGCCTGCGTCTGCCTCGGGGGTTCAATCGCCATGGCGGAAGAGATCCCGGTCAAGCGCCCCCGCATTTCGGCCGGAAGCATTTCCATGTCTTTTTCCCGTTTCTTCAAGGCCCGATAGTTCCGCATGAAATTCGAGGCGACTACGCTTTCCACGGTGTCTGCGTCCATCTGTGCCCAGGCTTTCAGCTGTTCCGGGGCGCCGACTGCGCGCTGAATGTCTTCCGGAAGGGCGTTGAATTCTTCCCGGTAGCCGTAAAGACCGTTTGCACAGGCTTTGGAAACCTTCGCCCAGGCTGCCTGCTCCGGGAGTCCGGCGCTTTCTTTCTTCTGAAGCGTGAGCATGTTTTCCCGAATCTGCCCGATGTTTGGCGCGAACTGGTTGGGATACTTCATGTAAAGGCGGACGGCAGCGTATACCAGATTGATATCGTCCCCGGCGAACTCCTGTTCCCAAAGCTCAATCTTCGCTTTCATGGTTCTGGAATCCATGGTGCTGAAGGAATGGGGATATTCCGATTGCAGCAGGGTCAGAATCGTTTTAATCGACATGTTATCCATCCGGCACCTCACAGATCCATGAAGGTCAGAACGCGCTTCTCTTTGAACGGAGCAGGGGAAACAGAATCTGAACGCTCCCAGCTCCGGACAGCGGCTTTCCAGTCCTTCATGGGGTTCTTTCCAACCTTCCAGCCGTTTGAAGTGTAGTAGTCGAGGAAGCGCTCCGGGTCCACGCTGTTGCCGCGTTCGGAACAATAGGCTCTGACTTCTTCGAGGGTGGGCGGCGCGAAGCGCTTAACCTCTCTCTTCTTCTTGTCTTCTTTTTCTTTTTCTTCTTCTTTTTCTTCTTGTCTTGGTAACGAGTCGTCACGCTTCGTTACGGTTCGTGCTTTTTCGTAACGCTCCGTGGCAATGCGCTTATTGGTAACGCATTGTTCTTCATATTTTGCGTTTGATCTGTCTATTTGTGCCATAATCATCGGCCAGGTGAACCGCTCGTTTCCGGGAAGGTCTGGCGTCTCCCCAAAGGCGCTGTAGTGTAAAGCACCTTTTAAGAGACGCCCTGCCTCCGCGTCGCTGAGGATGTCCAGGCTTGGGATTATGTCGTAATAGACGCATAGATATTTACGCGCCATTTTTCAAAAATCCTTTCTTAGAACGGGAGACCTTCTTCCCCCTCCACGTCGGGGATCTCTTCCAGAGCTGCCGGAGCGGTTCCGTCGACCTCGGACTGAACCTGAGCCGCGGCCTTGTCCATGTAGGTTTCGGACTCTTTGACCTTGTTGGCAATCCACTCCGGGAGCTGGCTGAGTTTTTCCAGAGGATCATCGTCAAAATCAAAAAGAATCGGGTTCCCTTCGAGCTTGGGAGCAGGTATGCTTTTGGGGAGCCTCATGACACCGGCGACGGTGGCAATGGTCTTTCCTGCTTTTGTCTGCTTGTGGATCACGTTCAGCATACAGGGGGCCCCGACTACATTGCGAAGAGAGAAGCCTTTCAGCTCTTCTGCCGTGAAGTCTTTCCCGCGCCAGGAGGCAAGCATCGGACGGAGGTTGGACTTCTTGCTTAGAGAATTGGTATACTCCTGCGTCAGTGTACGGGGAACGGGGTTCCCGTCCTTGTCGGTATAGGTTTCATCGGGGATGACCCACCCGATCATGACCCGCTCGCTTCTGTTGTCAAATGCCGGGTTATAATGGACGCCCAAGTCGACAAGCAGGTGGCAGACAGCGGTGTAAGTACCTTCCGGAATGGGGGTAAAAGTGGATTCGGATTTTTCTTTTGCAATCAAACTCATTTT